ATACCTTCTTTCTTCATAGCGTACCAAGAACGATATGTTGCTTTTTTACATTCTCTTTTGTATGCTGTAAATTCATCATCTACATAATTCTTAGGGCGTTGATTATTAATTTTTCCATCCCAATTGGGATTTCCTTTGCCTGTCCATTTTTCTGATTGGAGTTGATTTGGTATGCCTTTATTCCATCCCCAACCTTTTGTAAGCCCGCTTGTATTTTGTTTTGCTTTTTGTTCTTCTGTAAGTTTAACCCCTTTATTCCAGGGATCATATTCTCCTCTATTTAAAGGATTTTTACATTTTTGAGAACAATAATCTAAGAAACGAGGTTTAGTTTCAAAGTCATTTCCGCAATATAAACACTTCTTAATAATACCATATTTGTTTTTCATACAAGTATTTATCATCTTGGCGCACAAGCATGTGAAAAACAATAGTATACTAAAATACTAAAGTATTTATTGTGTTGTGTCAAGCTATTTGTAGAATTTTAATTCAGCTTCTGTTACTGGCGGAGCAAACGTAGGTTTTGGTAGATTTTCTTTAAGTTCGCCTAGGGCAGTGTGCCACTGTAGATCCTGCGGGCAAAATTCACATTGTGCTATAGGTGTATCTACGGTTGCGGCAAATTCTTGTAGGTCTTCTTCTGAGCAGTCCGCTGACAGTGGTTGGTAACTGTATAGCAATTCACGTTGTCTAGTATCCAACCGTAAATCAAACTGTTGATCAAAATCTGGTAAATTGCTCATTGCTGGACACTTATATAGTTTGCCCTGATACATAGTATGGTCGTGTTTCATATCACAACTATTAAATGCTTTTACAGTGTCGCTGTTGTGTAACACATAATGATCATCTTGTTTGATCACTGTTGATTGATGGAATACATAGGCTTCTATTTCGCCAGCATGGTATTTCCACTTGGCTTTTAGTTCTTCTGCTGTTGCAGGATCATGCAAACTTAATCCAAACCCCACACGATATTTGTCCCAATAGGTTAAATGTTCAGGACGTTGATAGGTGCCGTTAGTCTGCACCATAATAACACTGTCAGGCCATAGGCGCCTTAGATTACTAACCCATAATTCTAAATCAGGATTAAGTGTAGGTTCTCCACCTATGATAGTAATCTGCGGTAGATCTAAACGACGACTCCATGCTTCATATGCAGCCGCATGATCTGCCCAACGTTGATGTCCTTTGAAATTTAAATTATTAAAGCGATTACACCCGCGACAGGTGAGATTACAGACGTTGGTTATATAGAATTCTACTCCAGGGAATAAACGAATCATCTAGTATTTAATACTAGAATCCTGCGGCGCCGCGTTTTTTGGCCGCGGATTTAGCCATATCACCAACTGTGTCCACTGGTGCATTTGGGTCTACATCTTGACCTTTAGGATTTTCTACTGTTGCTGAGCTATCATTATCTTCACCGGCCGGACGTAATTCTATATAATCTTTATTGTAGCTTTTGATAATATTTTGAATTGCTGGATTGTTAGTGTTAGCAGCAACCAGTGCGTCATAATCAAATGTCTTGTCTGTGTTAAGCACAAGATTGATTAGACTCTGTGTTGAAATTTTTGGAGGTGTGTCTTGATCTTTGTAACGATTGCGAATAAGCTCCAGAGCCGTTGTTAAATTTGACTCTGGAGTGTTTTTTGGGCTATGTGTAAATTCATGTAAGCGCACGATTAACGACGTTCGCGGCCAAGTTCTTCAGATCCACCAACTGCTGCATCGCTGGCTGCAAATCCATCAGTGTCTTCTTCAGAATCTAAATCACTAACTGGGGCTGGTGGTAAATCACCGCCTAGTTCATCACCTGGTAAGTCTGCACCTCCAATGTCCATTGGATTGTCAACTTGCTCGCCTGATAAAATACGAACGCCATTGTCAACGCCTTCACGTGCTTGTTGTAGGTTCGACATTAGAGTTGCTAGTGTTTCACCTACTGCGTTTTTAAAGCCGTCAGCTTGTTCAGCGCCAATTTGATCACGGATTGAATCTAGTAGTTCAGGTAATTGCTCATTTTGCATTTTACCTACTTTTTCAATAGCGTCTTGTACACTGTCAACCATGTTCTTAGCAGCTAGTAAAACTTCAGCACTGCCAACTTCACCTTCGTTAAGTTGACGACGTTGTTCTTCTAACCATGTATTGATACTTTCACGCACTGTAAGTAATTCCATATAACGTGGATTACGTTCAGCAGTGTGTAGGTCCACACTGTGGCGGATCTTGTTTAGGTTAGCTGTGATTGTTTCGCTTAATTGCTCTGCTTTGCTAACAGTTAAGCTGTTAAAATTAATAGCAAAACCAAAGCGGCTTTCCATTAATTTATTATATTTTTTGGCTGATTTTACTGCCATTTCTGAAAGTTTCATATGGTCCGATTCCTGTTTAGACTTTAATATATTTAGCCAGATCTAGATTTTTCTTAATTTCTTTTTTAGTGCTATCAATACGTTGCATAACCTCTTGATAGCGTGTTGAATAGTATTCTTCACTCCAACTATCGCCGTTTGTTATGGCTTTTTTGTATCTTTGACGATACAATGTGGCTTCAAACTCTAGTCTGTTTAACAAGCTGTCGCTGTCTTTGATATCGTTAGCTAACTGTAATTTTTGTTTATGCAGGGCAATACAGTAAAATATAGCATCTTTACGACTAAAAAAGTCAAATATCTGCTGTTCTTGATCCATTACACGCCAACATTTGTCATTGATCTTAACCACACGGTAACGACCCACAAGAACATCACTGCCTATTTGATAACAAAAGGGCAATTCATTGTTGGTTTGTGTTAGATTAGATAATTCTGTTTGTGTAAAACGACGTATCTTTTCTACATCAAACTCAGCCGATGCGTTTTTTGTAGTAGATTTTGCCGGAGTCATTGGTTCGAAGTAACACGTCTTTAGTAGTCAAATGATTAGCAATCACTTGTTCACGTTCATTGAGTTGATTTTTTGCAATAGGGGTTTCACCTATAAAACGTTCAAGAAGGTCTTTCTCTTCGTTAGTGATAGGTAATAGTATTTTATTAGTTAATTCTACGATCTTCATGCAAGTATTTATTACTTGAACACGATGTGGGCTAATAAACCTAGTAGACCAGTCAGGACAACACTTAAGATGGTGACGATGATGCTGACGCTTTGTTTGCCGCGACCTTCAAGTTTGTCGTCTAGACTTTCCTTGATGCTGACTAGGTAGCCTTCAAGTTTATCCATACGATGTTCTAAATTAGATAGTTTAGTTTCCAAGTTGCTGTACCTTACGGCACATATTTCAACGTGGGCTTCTAAGCTCTGTTTCTCAATTTCTGATGGACCTGGCATCTCGCTTTCCTGTATGAGCGATGCTGTTTTTTGATGAGCCTTAATAATGTGCCTTAATATGTGCCTTAATGAATGCCTATAGCATCTAAAGTATTTAGTTAGTGTGGTAGAGCGTTAAAGTATATGTTTTTCCACGGACCGCTAGTGTAAAATATAGGTTGATTTGGATGTGCAGTTTCTGTGAGACCTAGGATTACTGGGGTCAGCTTAAAATCACTTTTTAGTAGTCCATATAAATCTGCACCTTCTCTATAGACTTCTGCATAGTCTACTGAAAATTTAAAACTCCAAACTCTATGTTTGCCTGTGTAGTTAACGCCAAACACCTGATCAAGATTTTTAATATTTTTTACTGAATTGGCCGTTTCTAAGATTTCAGTTTGTGTGCGTAGATTTATAAGTTGTAGAACAGTTTCCCAGTTACGCTGTTGATTGCGTTCAAGTTCATGTTCTCGTGAGTATATCGTTCGCCCTGTTGGGGTAATGTCTACTAGAGTATATGCTTGATAGATGTATCTTTGATCGTCCACTAGGTATTTATGGCCAATAAAAAAGGCACTTATAAAAGTGCCTTTCTTAAGTTTAGTACTTTCGTTTAGATATTAGTAAACGAATGATGCAACTGTTGTACCAGAAACTGCTGCTGAACAAATACCTTGTAAGTTACCTGTACCACTTGATGCTGATGGAGCTGCACCTGAGATAGCAACACGGAAGCTACTTGGCCATGGTGTACCAATTGTTGGATCACCTAAAAGTTCAATAGAACCAATTGTTTCAATTGCTTTAACTAGTAAATCAAAGTTTGAACCAACTGTGTATGGGTTTGAACCAATGTTTGCGTATGTAACAGTGTAATGTGTTAGCGTACGACCTGTAATGGTTAAGTTACCATTTAAACCATCGGTTGGTTGTGGGAAACCGTTAATACGTGCGATTGTTGTGTATGACATTTGTATTTCTCCTAAGTTTGTGCGCAGTGCGCATACTATTATTTAGCCAAAATACAAAAAGTTAACTGACTAGATTATTTGTTTAAGAAGTTAATTCTGCTGAATGCTAGACGATCAACTAGTTTAACAGCGCCACCATCATGTCCTATAGCTACAAAGCCTTCTGGCGCTGTGACTTTATATCCGTCTGCTGTTTTTTGGAATGTACCAATACCTTCTACTTGACTTAGTTTGTGTAAGAGTATTCCCTTAAGTTCTACTACACGCTTGTAGGTAGCTAGAACGCCTAATAGGTTGTTGCTGTTGTCAGCGATCCATTGTTCTTTTTGCTTGATCTTTTCAACACGATTTTTAGCAACACGGCTAGTTGGATCTTCTACGCCTTTCATCATTTCACTGTTATAGTGTGCGATAAAATCTTTTAAAAATTGTGTAGGCTCTGCGGCATGTACTCCACTGCGTACTAGTTTATTGATAAATGGTTTAACCATGCGACCAAACTCTTTGTCTGCTAGTATAACATCAAAGCGTTGTTGGCCAATCTTTTCCATAGTAGCTTTGGTTGAGGCTAGATATTTTTTAATCTTGCTGTCTTCTGTAGGTGTTAGGCTAGCTACTCCTGTGTAGTCTTTATAGGTAGCATCATCAAACCATACTGCTTTGGTCTGATGGAATCCACTTACATTAACTCCAAATGTAGCTGTCATTTCTTCTATACTGTTACCAGTGTAGGTAGTATGAAATATGATTCCTAGTTGTGCATTAGCGATGCGTTGACCAAGATGACTGTCAACTGGTACAGCGTAGGTAATAGTGTTAGGTGTAAACACATAGCACAACTCATCGTTGACTTCTACCTTAGTAACTTTACCAGGGGTAAACATTAGGTCGCCTTGTACTACTCCGCCAATGCCTAGTTTGCTGAGATATTTTAGTGCGGCTAATAGTATTTCTGCTAGTTCAGGTTTATCACCGTAGAACTGTTGTACGTCTTGTGGTTTCTTACAGAGTTTAGGTTCACCTTTAGAAAACACTGATTTAGTGCCTACAAAAAATTTGCTGTCAGCAGGATCAATACCACAGATAATAGCTGGACTGCCGTCCCATTTGACTGTGAGTTTGGTAGTAGTACCTGTACCTTCTCCTAGCATGTGACGTAGGCTTTCAATGAAATTTAATGCTTCTACTGCGCCAGCATAGCCATTGTTAAAGATCAAATCTTCTAAATGCTCAAGGTGAGTGTTCTTGCTTTCTGTTAGCAAGAAGTTAGGTGTTTGATTCTTTATTTCAAATAATTTCATTAAATGCGTGCCTTTATACCGTCTACTAGATATTTAAATTCTTTATAATCACGTGATTGGACTTGTACAGCTTTTCTGTTAATAGCCTTTGGTCTGTTTGGTTTTGCGTCAAGTGCATCTAGTTGTTTTAATAGTGCTTGTTTTTGTTGTAGTGTTAATTTACTAATATCAGGTAGGCGACTTCTATCAACCTTGGTAATGTTAATTGCTTTCATTGCATCCGATATAACTGCTGGATCAATACCTTGTTTTTGTAATATATCTACAATAGCTTCGCTGTCTGTTGGACTGCCAGCAGCCTTCCATGCGGCCTGTAGTTTGTCTGCGGTAACTTTAGTAGTAAGGTTATGTCCTACTGTTTGTGCTTTGTTTTTAACTGCGCCAATACCTTTGCCTAATAGATTTGCGGCTTTATCACCCAGGCCTGCTTTGCCGTAGGTACCTTTAGCGGTTCTACCTTGAGCATGTTTGCCTGCTATACCTCTGCTAACATTAGCCGCAGCTGTTTTAAATTTATCAAATAAGCCTTCAGCAATAAGGATATGTTCAAACAGTTGGTTAACCTGTGCCGATGAAAGCACAATACTTTCCATAGCATCAACACTTGGTCTTGTTGCTACTAGTTTACCTGCTTTGTCATAGATACTAAGATCTATACCATCTGTTTTATATGAAAACTTATCAAGCGGAAATTGTTGTTTAACTCCACTTGGAATGTCCCACGGACTTGCTGGTTGTAGTCCTGTGGTGTGTTGACTAAATGATGACGATGTAGTAGTTGTATCTCCACCTTTCATTGCTTTGCCTAACGCACCAGCAGCATAGGCCATGCCACCTGTTTTAAGTCCTTGTCCAGCGGCTGTGCTAAACTCCTCACCTTGCAATAACTTATCAGTCATTTTTAATAAGCCAAGTGCGGCTGCTCCGCCAGCACCTGCACCGCTAATGCCAGCAGCTGCTATCAGCGCACTGTAAATTAACGTTTGTGCTACGGGATGTGCTTTGGCAAATGTTCTATACTTTTGAACATATTGCATAACACCTTTGTCGCCACCTGTTGCCTGTTTTAATTTTTCAGCAACATCATCATATGCGGCATCTGCATTTTTCATTGGGCCGCTATTTTGAACTTTACTCACTAGGTCATTGTATGCTGACTGCACTTTGGCGGCCGCATCTTTAGTTATTCCTAACCCTGTGCGATTGCCTCCAGCACCCGTAGCACCTTGTTCAATTTGTTGGAATAGGTTTAAGATTTGTTGAGGATTTAATTGTGCTTCTGCAATTACACGACCAGCCGATTCCCATAGCATCATGCTATTTTTATTTTTAGGAGTTAATCCCTCGTATAGATATGACGTAGTCTTTTTCATTATTTTGCCGCCATTGATGCTAGTAGTTGCCTGCGCAGTTCAGCACGTTCTTCTGGTGTTAATTTACTAATGTCAGGCAACCCGGCATCAGCTTGTTGTGCATCACCATCAGCTGCTGCTGTTGGCGGCGTGTTTGTGCCAGCTGACTGTTGTTGTGCTTTAATCTGATCAATAATGGCCTTTTCTTTAGGATTCTTAGGATCTAGTTTTTGACCATTTATAGTAATTGGTTCGTCAGCTTGGTTAGCGTCTTGTTGTTGATTTCGTGTGGGTTTTTGCCTTGTTTGTGCTGCTTGTTTGTTTAGTTTGCCCATCTTATAGAGTTTTGTCACATCTGTTAGGTACTTACTGCTATTAGCAGGCGATAGGGTTTCTGGAGCAGGTGGTAATAAATTTTCATCACAACTGAAATATTTAGCGGCCCATGATGCTATGTCAGTGTCGCCTGTACCTCCAGTGTATTTGTTCCATGCAGTAACAACTTTGTTGGCTAATTGTTGTAATTCAATTTGACCTGTTTTTTGTTGCCAACCTGCTTTGGCTCCCACAACTCCACCAGTGGCTGCACCTCCAATGCCGGCTGCGGCTTTTCTAGTAAAATCAAGTAGACCTTCGTCTAAAAATTCATTAGTCTTCATCTTTGAGTTTCCTGATACCACGTGAGAATTTAGCAGGATCTTGGCCTTTGATGGCATTAAGGAAACGACGTTCTAACTCGCCAGCTGTTTCAGCATCGTAGTTTTCGTGTATGTTACGGATAAGGTTGATTGCGCCATTGATAATGTTGTTGGCGCGAGTCTCAAGGAGATTCTCCTTGTCCTTGTGCGTGAGTAACTCATCAAGTTCTGTGAGTATGCTACGAGTGCGTTTCTGCAAAATCTTACTCCAATTTAGTATATTTATCGTAGATTAAAATTAATTTATTATAGTATAGCATGGATTAAATACTCTTACAATGACCCTAGAAACTATAAAATTTGAATTGGAATTTATCCCAGACTATTGGGGCATGCCACCAAGGGCTAGTATATCTATAGACGATACTCGCAAATTCAATGGTGACATTACAAAAGAAGAATGTATAATATCATTTGATCATACTTTAGAATTTGGAAAAACACATACCCTCTGTATTGACAAGTATGGTAAAGGGCATAAACAGGTTCGTATCAATCCAGATGGTACTGTCAGCGACCAAACGTTAACAATTAAAAACATAATTATAGATGGCATAAACATACGCAATTGGCTTTATACCCATAGCTATTATACGCCAATATATTTAGAACCTTGGGCCAGTGAACAAAAGGCCGCAGGAATAATTTTAGAAAAAACAGTACCTGGTGAAATGCATCTATCGCATGATGGAATTTGGACTTTTAATTTTTCTAGTCCGTTTTATCAATTTGTTTTTGATGCCATGGATGGAGAAATATGAAATACTCAATGAACGATATATCAAAAAAATTGATTCCAATCAATGATAATTTTTTTAAAAAATTAAAGCAAGATTGGTTTGAAAACTCACACAAAATTGTCAATTATCAAACCTTTATTCCAATGGCAGAAGAATGGTTTAGGGCAACTAAAATCAATGACATACAAGGGTGGGATCAATTTCCCTGTGTAGATGTATTACTTGGTTGCACACACTTTATTGAATCGTTAGTACTTAAATATGGGTGGAATGGTATACAGATACTGCCTGAAGAATATGCATACTATGGTCTTATGGGCAAATGGGGTACTGATCTAGGTAATCTACAGCCTAATACTCCATTGATAATATCCTTGCCAAATTGGCGATATGCTGATCTAAGACCAGAATGGCCTCAACTGTTAGCTGAGTGTGAACAAAAAAACATTGACATACATATTGATTTTGCTTGGATTATTGCCAGCAAAGATATTTCAATTGACCTTGATCATCCCTGTATTAAATCCTTTGGCATGAGTATGAGCAAATATAGCCTAGAATGGAATAGAATAGGATTACGTTGGAGTCGTCAACGAGCTGTAGATTCAGTTACTATCTTAAATCGCTATCACGGCGATATTAACAGTGCATTGACCAGCTGTGGTGCATTTATGATGCAGAATATTCCTCGCGACTACGCTTGGGATACCTACGGGCCATATCATTATGAGCTATGTCAAGACTTAGATCTATCGCCAACTAAATTAATTCATGTGGCAAAAAATAATTCTGGAGTATTAGGAATTGGGGGAATACTATCCGCTGTGTCCCCACATAGCATATAACGAATATCTAATATGATCTGCGGGAACAGGAGTATTCATGTAGTGCGGTACTCCAACACTATTATCTACTAGATATCCATAATTTTCTTTGTAGTCTGTTGATAGGATTGTGCCATTAACTAAAAATTTAGTTGCTAGATCAACAGTTGATTCTGATAGATAAATTTGTACAGCAACGTCAATAATGCTATTGTCTTTTTCATGCATACTAATAGTATACCCTTCTTGATCTTTCCATATAGATAGGCCAAGAAATTTATTAGTTCTATTAAATCTTTGATTTAAATCAGCAGTAAGATTGTCTAATACTATGTGTGTTTCTTCAATGACTGATTCAGGTATCCAATTTAATTTCAATCTATTATTATATTCTTGTTTTAGTTCCTTGGTCCAAACTATTTCTTCTGTTGTTATGTAGTCTAACAGTTTAACTAATAGATCAGGATTAATAAAATCTTTAAGAAAAAACAAATGAGGACAAGCTGTAGAATCTATTTTTGATAGTCGGTCTAAAGAGTAACTAGTACTGTCAGTGATTAATTTAAAATCCAACAGCATTATTCTGCACTCTTAAGACCTGCCAGCATGCTCTTTAATTTACTACTGTCTACCGTGGCATTGATCTTAGGGTGATCTTCTGCGGGACTTACACTGCTACCAGTTTTGATTTGGCTCAGAATGTTAGTAGTACCCGCACCACGCAGGCCACTTTCTTGTGCTTCTTCACCTGGGTCTGTGATGCGCATTGTATCAATGTCGTAGTCTAGGTCAATCTTTTGTCCTACACCAGTTGAACTACGTGACTTCATACACTGTATTTGATAACGTCCACGCTCACGCATAGCACGACTTGTAAAGATACCAAATACATTATCTGCTGTGTTAATTTTTGATAATCCACCAGCAATATGACTATGGTCAAATTCAATTTCCTCAACCGCACCGCGATTTAACTGTGACGCTGTAACAAATAGTACACCTAGTTCTTTAGCCAAGTTACGCAGTTCTTCTGACACATACTTGTCTTTAACAAACAAATCATTTGGGCTAACTTTTGCACTTACAGGCATGACTAAATCCAAATAGTCTACCATAACAAAGTCTACTTTGCGTCCTGTTTGGATTTGATACTCTTTTAAATATGCTCTAATGTCGTTAACGTTTGACTGTGCTGGGAAGCCTTTGATTTGATAGTTACCTGCTTTCTTACTAACCAACCGCACTTTCATTGTAGTTGTATCAATGTCTTTGCGAATATCTTTTGTGCCCATCCCAGTTAGCATAGCATCTGTTCTAAGTGCGCAAAGTTCTTCACTCAACTCCAGACTTACATACACACCACTTAGGCCTGCTTGTAACCAACTCAAAGCCAAGTTCATCATAACAAGTGATTTGCCTGATCCAGATCCACCAGCAAAGATGTTTAGTTCACCGCGACTAAATCCGCCATATAGCAGTCTATCAAGTTGTGGCCAACCTGTTGATACTTGACCGCCACTGTTATAATATTTTTCAATACGCTGTTTAGGATCTGCAAAGTAATCAGTACCCATGTCTTTAGTAAGACTAATCTGTACTGCATCTTTGATTAGTTTTTCTACAGGATTGTAGTCACCCTTTTCCAACATGTCTGCGGCTTTAAGAATAGCACGTTCAAGTTCTTGACGTTTAGTAAAGCCTTCAAACTCTGTCATAAACCAATTATAGTGGTCTTCTGTTAGATCTGGTACGTGTTTTAACTCTGTTCCTGTAACTGCCTTGACCTGCTCAATAGTAGGCAGAGTCTTGTGATTGTCACTGTGTTCTTTAATAAACTTAGCAACATCTTTAAGACTACGATCAAAGTTTTCTGGATTATAGATATTCTGCACACGCACATAGCTTTGTGCATCCTGCAACATCATTTCAATAAAAAGTTTTTGTAAATCTAGTGAATAGTCTTTTGTGCTCATAATATTAATTATACAGTTTCTTTTTCATTAATTCAATCTTGAGTTTGCTTGTTTCTTTGCTGTCTATGATAGTTTTCAACACAAACAACTTGCCATATTTTACCACTGCTTCATTTATATCCTTACATGTTTCTAACCACACTGGGAAACTAACACTCCATCCATACTCTATAGCATTGTTAATCATTTTAGCACCTGCCCGGTCACGATCAGCTACTACTATGACTTCCTTGCCCAGGCTTTCAATGATGTCTGCTTGAGTTTCATTACACTCATTGTTCAACACTGCTACACCATCTATGCTCATAGCATCAAATGGCCCTTCACAGACTATGACAAACTTGCTGTCTGGTTGTTGGGCGTTTGTATTAAACACAAAGTTAGGTTCATAATGACTGTAGTATTTTGGCTTAACGCCATCAACAAAAGCACGACTGGTATAGCCAATGGTTTTACCTTGCCAAACGCAAGGAATAATCACACGCTGATGTAGGCTGTGTTCTGTTGAATCAGTCCAATAAAATTCATATTTTTGTGTGTCAATTTTACGAGCAGTAACATAATCAACTGCTGAATTTAGTAATGGCGGAACATTACGTAAATCATCTAACAAGTGAAATGTAAGTAGTTGTTGGAAACTAATAGCACCTTCCGGTAAGTCACGATGTTTAAACTCAACTTTTTCTTCAGCTTCAGCTTTAACCTCTTCTGGTGCGACTAATTCACGGATACGTATTGCTTCAATAACCAATCGTTTAATGTTGGTGTCATCTGCACCCAACCATTTTAGTAACTTACGAAATTTGAATGTTAAATGTCTGCCTGGTTGATATGATGCTTTGAAGTTACAGTTAAAACAATGATAGCTGACTGATCCATCTGCGTTAGCAGTCAATCCACCACGGCCACGAGTATCTGCACTTTCGCCATTATGATGACAACAGGGCGCATTAAAGCTAGTCCACCCACTAGGAGTAGTTTTCTTCTTAGCTGGTAAGATTGATTTTATGAAGTCGCTTATGATATTCAGCATATACTATATTATACACTGATTTTTTGGTTAGATCAACCTATATTCCAAACCTTGAACGAACTGCTTGATAGTTTTGATTGATCTGTGTATTACCAAAGGCAGTGTTGTAAATACGGACAACACCCAATCCGCCACCCCAATAGTCACCAAGGTCCCAACGCCGCATCAACACAATACCAGCTTGTGAACTGGTAGATGAACCCGTGTAGCCAAGGGTGCTAACCTGCGTATTATTTACGAACAGTTTAACTGTTGTGCCATCATAGGTACCCACGATGTGATACCAAGCATTTGATGTCAATGAATAAGCTGGAGTAGCATGCCAGGTACCATCCCAGAATCCATTTTGTAAGCCACCAGAAACATCAACACCAAGGCTAAAGTTAATCCTACTAGTAACCCCAGGATATTGTTCTGTGAGTATACAAGGATCTGCTCCCGTGTTAGTGCCAGTGTAGTAGTGCCAGGTTTCTACAGTCCAGCGTGACAGATTACCAAAGCTCTGATTTGGGCTGTAAGCATATTGACTGCTGCCAGGCACAAAGTTTAGGTATCCACCATTGTTGCTGCTGAATGTAGGACTACCGCTTAGGGTAAATGATAAGCCGTTAGCAGTATCACGCCAAGTGGTGTTGCCAGAGAAAC